GAAGAGTGGTGGAGGCAGAGCTATGTAGACTTACGTTTAGAAGTGGGGACTTTTAAATTCCGTACTTTATATGCAATTCGAAATATATATTTAGAAAAAAGTCGCTGGAGGGGTAGGTTAGATGGGTATGATACGGCTATCACATTTAACGAAGATATGATTCAAAGGCTCTGGCATGGGCCTACCAGTAAGCTTACCTGGACAAACCACAAGATTGATCATCATTCCAGGTCAGGGACAGTAATTCCTCTTTCTAATACTTTCGAGTTTAAACTAGCAGATTCTCCAAAGGCTGAGTTCAAGCATAATCGTGTATATGCGTACACACCACATGGTGGTGGAACTCCCAATGTTAGGCATAACACTTCTCATATTATAGATAAGGTTTCTATCGCCAATGGAAGTAATAATGCCACTGCCATAACCACATCTAGCGCAACTGTGGCAGACAAATTCCAGATAGGGGACACGCTATTAATCAGGCGCAGTCACTGGAACAATCAGACAAGCATTAGCAAAGGTTACAAGATAACTGGTATCACAGGTGCAGTCATAACTGTTGAGGGTGAGCTTGCTGCTGAAACAGGTGTTGTGGAGCTTGATACTTATACTCCCCATGGTGATGCGATCCTTAGCAGATTGGAGGAGTTTTCCAGTCATTATGGAATTATTAGGAAAGAGGGGTCAAATAAAGACTACAAGCTTAGAGGTTATGCCATTTCTAATAACACACATGCGACAACCTGGAATGCGATTGATATAGATAAGGATGATCTAGCCAATACTGAAGTCTATGGTACCACTATTGATGGTACTCCTTACTTTGTTGTTAAAGACACAGCGACAAATGATGTTCAGATGGCGAGACTTGATGACACTTCGTCTGCTGTAAAGATCAACATCGGAGACCATAAGCATTTCTCTGTTAAAGGTAAGTACCTGATTGTTTCTGGCTCTTCAGTGAGCAATGTCTTGGACATTTACTCTATCCCTGGTGGTGTAGTCAAGTATTCTGGTAGTGAAGGAGGTAAAGGCATAAACCTCGGGATGTTGTCTAGTCAAATAACCGAGCAGGCTTGGTATGACGAAGCAACTGACCTTATCGTAGTAGGTTTGAGAGATCAGTCTATGTTGCTGATTAAGCCTGACATAAAGAACCCATCTCAAACTATATATAGGGCACCCTTCAATCATTTTTTGAAGTATGTTGGAGGCACTACTATCAACCTATATGGTTGTGTGAAAACCAGTGCTGGGAAGTTTGAAAGTATCCGACATACAAGACCTTTCTTTGAATCAGAGATTGTAGAAGGCAGGGAAGTCCATGAAGATGTAGGGTCTAGCCCCCATATTGGGGAGGTAGTGAAGATCTTTGAGGACAGTACAAGTGACAAAGGTAAGTATCTTCTTATAGATTTCAATATAACAGGCGGGCACTGGAGTGAGCCTACTGGCACTTTGGATTGGAAGTTCCAATTACCAGGGCACAGCCCAGGTACTCCTAGGATATTTAAGTTTAAGTCAAACCTACTTGAAGACATTGTTTTCTTTAGGGATAGCGAGACAAATATACCAGATATGGGGGCTGAGACAGACAATGATAAGGTGTTTTTTACGAATAACTACAATCACATATCACCAGGTGGAGATATTAAATCTTATTATTATTTTGTCAATGACGATAAGGCACTTAATATCAAACCATATGTAGATACAAACGGAAGTAAAACAAAGTTTAAGCCAGTCAAGCTAGAGAACGGTGACCCTGAAACACAAACAGCCTATGCTGGTAAGTTTAACACGCATGGAGTAGGGGAAACCCAGTTCTATATTTCTGCTCCTAATATGTTTGACCAAGATGGAGCAAATGTCCCTTTTCAATACATGATATCTTTTGTTGACAGGAATGGTAGAGAAGGTGAGCCTTCTGAACCATCGAGTGAGGTCTACGGATTAGATCAGGTAACGGAATCTATACAGGTTTCTATGTCTCCAGCGTTCTTTGAGTCGGTAGAACAGAAGAAACATCTTGTTGAGTCATTAAGGGTTTACAGGAAAGGCGGGAACTATAGTTCTTACAGATTTCTTTTTGACAAGAACATCGAAGGTATTATTGACAGCATGGTAAAGAGTGGAGGCTCTACTGTTTTTAAAAGTTTCTCACAGGCAGGAGCAGACATAGATTATGTATCAAATGATTTAAACGATCCTATAAATGCTAAGATTTCAGTCACCTATGCTGACAGTAATGCGGTGAATGAATTAGAAAAATATGTAGGGTCTGACATAGATATCTCTGGGTTTACCAATGTGTTGTCTGGAACCTCCACCAAAATTAATGCGGGGTTGATGAGGTTTGTTAAGTTTGAGAAGAAGGTTGCTGTGACTGCAGGAGGGTCAACGACTGACAAAACAATCATTCACGTCCATGCCTTACCTAAGCTGACTAAAACTATTAGTGCTGTAAAAAGATCTATCATCGCAAACGACGGGTCAGGCACAGCCAGTAATGAATCGAACAAATCAATAACAATAAAGATAGACAAGTTTGCTTTCAGAGACTCACGTAGAGAACCTCCTGTCACAGCTATTGTCCCACAGTTTGACGCTTCTCCTCCTATTGTCGTGGATGCGAATGGCGACCCAGATAAAAAGAAGTTCTTTAAGTTTATAAAGAATGTCGGTGGCATATTCTTTTCTTCATACGATTCGATTGTAAGGTTTAGTCACTTTAACAACCCACATTCCTGGCCTGTTCTGGGCTACATAGAGCTAGATAGCAACGTGACAGGCATAGCTGAATACATGGGGGAGGCTTTGGTCTTTACTGCCGGTAATGTTTACCGAGTTCGAGGTAGCAACCCTGAGGCTATGACCTATGTCAAAATGCCTCAAAGCCATGGGCTTACTAAACAGTTTGAAAGAACACTGATAGAAGCAGCAGGCAGGGTATTCTGGATGAACCCTGATGGTGTATGTATGTACGAGAATGGTCAGATCACCTTGGTAACATTCGATAAGATGGGTACTATCCCAAATATGCACGATCCTGTGGCAGGTTATAAAGACAGGGTGATCTATTTTTTCAATCATCCCGATGAGAGTAAAAGTCCTAAAAGTAGACCAGGCCTTAAAGTAGACATGACCACAGGACAGCCCAAGGTTACACGCACTTCGGTAGAAGCAACTGGAGCCATCTATGTTCCTGAAGAAGATAAACTCTACATAAATAATAGCGTTGCTGCAGACAAAGCCGGAGTCATTGAAGAGGGGCCATCACTTCCTCTTGAGTTTAAGACTAAAGAATTTGATTTTGGTGATCTAAATGAATCAACAATTCTGATGAATTTGGAGGTGGATATAAAGGCGTTAGATGTTATCTCTAAGAAAGCAAAGCAGGTAAATGGCTCCCAATATGCCAGAGATTACTTCAAGCAGAAAGATCATGGTAATCTTGGCGAAGAAGTGGAGTCTGTTATCGATTCGTATGGTGTTGGTATAGATGTGGATAAGCCTGACATTGTAAGCGAATATGATTTCGGAGCTATAACCGAGGCTGTTGGCACTGGTGAAGAAGGTGCTAATGAAAGAACTATAGACATGTTTGATGTGGATGATCTTTCAGTTGGTATGTATGTATGGGGTGACAGGGTAGAAGGTGGCACAACAATAGCTGCGATTAATACTAGCACTAAAAAGATAACCTTAAGTCAGCCTGCGATCTCCTCAGGAGAAGACACCCTTTACTTTGGCGATTTGCCTAGGATAAAAGTCTTTCTGGATGGTGATGTTAATGAGACTGATATTATCTACCCATTCCCGGGGACAGGTGACTTTGAATCACTTGATCTTTACTTAAATAATTACTCTAGGTTTAGGACTGTATCGTTACAGTTTGAGGGGAAGCTTGAACTGAGACAGCTTTCTATCAATGCTGAGCCTCTTTCCGCCTTTAAGAAGCACACATTGTATCACAGCGCAGATATTGCCTTTAGTGGTAGCATCAATCTTGTCCTTACAATAGACGGGAAGGATGTTTACATGCGTGGTTTTACTGCAGGGGATGATATGGAAGAAAAAAGGATTTACTTCCCTGCTAATTCTGTAGGCACAGTTCCTTTCTTTAAGAACACCTCTCATCTCGGGAGGATATCTTCTCTTGATTTTAACTCTTACCCACTGAGGGCTTAATGGCAGAAGTTTTATACGCCCCATCTGTATCTTTATTGCATCATGTTGCCATTACAGTAATACCTGAGTCACCTGATACAAAAACAATTAGTTTTAATTTTGCTGTAGATGGGATGCCTGGAGGTAAAGAGAATATTACTACGACTTTTGGCTCTAACCTTATGAAACGCTACAGGCTTTTCCCTAATCCTCAGGCTATAGGCCAGGTCTTTCAGGTATCAATGTTGGAAGGTGGGACTCTTTCTCAGTGTGAGCTTGTTGTGGTTCCTGTTGCTGCGTACACATCTGTAAGAGAGATCTCTGAGATACAAATGACCTACGAGGGTGTGGTTACTTTGGATTTTTATTTTGATGGCATCAAGATTGGTAGCTCAAGAGAGTTTAGTTCAAACAAGTATAAGACTGAAAAGTTTTACATGCCATCAGGAACTAGAGGTAATCTGTTTCAATACAAACAGATAAACAATGTTAATGGTGAAGAACGTGGGTACATCTCTTATATGTCCACAGACGTGATCAAGGCAGATGTTGAAGAACCTAGCGTAGCTCAGGCCTGATGCGAACCAATACCACACAGATTAGAGACCCGAGGATTGCCGCTAATGTGGCAGGCAAGCAGGTTCAAGCAGAGGATTCTCAACAAGGTTTCAGCCAGCAGGATACCCTTAATGACACGCTTGCACTTAGCACTAGTGAATTAGAAAAAGACGTTACTGTACTTAAATCTTCAGTTCGTACTTGTTTGAGAGCACTTGAGGTAATCATTACAAACTTATATGGAGCAAGCGTTTCAGGAGGTAGTGCAGTAACTAGTGTAAACTTTGGCTCTTTAGAGACAGATGCTAATACCATAGCATCTAAGTTAGTTACTGTGACAGACCAGGGCAATACTGAGGCCAACGATCTTACACAGCATGGTGGTTCCATTAATTCTCTACGCCAGGATATGGCTGATGTTGGTACGGTTCTTAACTATTTATTTGGAGATGTAACAAATATTAACAACCAGGTTGCAAAAATAACCTCATCATCTGGTTCAACATCTGACGATGTTTCCGACACAAAAGATTCACTTAATGATGACAAGCTTACAATAGGCAACCTTGTCAAAGATGGGGCGAAGCTGCGTCAAGGTGCAGAGACTATGGTTTCTGACATCACTAATATGAAGACAAGCGTTCAACAACTGGTGACAGATGTTGCTAATAATACTTCTGCTGTCAACACTCTTAAAACAGAAACGTCTAAAGCTATTGACGATATTGTTGAGCTACAACGTTCTGTCAATGCCTCTCGGTATGATGCGCTTGTAAAGATAGGGTCTGCATTATTCCATAGTCCTGGATTTACATTCGACTTCTCGAACAATAGTGAGCACTTTAATGCATCAACAATGGTTCCTTCGTCAGTTTCACTGCCATATACGATGTACAAGGGGATCATTTATTATGATACAGAACAGGACTACAATTCAAACCGTATTCTTTACGAAGCTCCATACGCCAATTTTGATTCTAATGGTACTTTCAGGGTGATGTTGAAGAAATGGCATTCTACTCACGACGATCCTGACGGGAAGCCTGTAGCAAATAACTCTCATGTTTATTTTTATGGATCTACTAATGGGGGGTCTACAAATTTCGGTTACATCGGCACTTCTCAGATTCAAATGTTAAAGATGTATGCCATTTCCGAAGTAGATAATTATAACTATTCAGGAACGGACTACTGGAGGATCAGGCTTAAAGATTCATACGGGTTTGGTGACAATTATATAAATATATCTGGATACACTAACCTCTCTGCACTTGATCTTGGTAATCATGTAAGAGCTGCGGTTTTTAATTACCATGGCTCAGAGTTCTTCCCCTACCACCCACCAACCACATCTAGTTCGAGTCATAAGGACTCAGCTTTGTACACTATGTATCATGGTTTTAGAGGTGAGACACGAGACAATGCTACAAGAACAAGCGCTGAGTATAGGAGGGCTGTTATTAATTCCACAGGGTTACCATCAGGGAGTAGAATTGCGTCTGAAATGGATTACGCTTTGCGGATTAATGGCATTATCCGTGATTTGCATGATCCGAATAGGGCTTGGCCTGGGCGGACTGCATTATCTTCGGGTGCTTCTTTTATGTCAGATTACGATCCTGAACCAACAGCATCAGATCCCACTTCAGCCACTTCTGCTTTACCGGGGGCGGTAAGCCAAACCTCAAGCACACCTACGACATCAGCAACAACACCTAACGCTTCTTCGTTTTATTCCGCTGAATTTTCAAGAGGGACGGTAACTGTGAACTCCTCTAATAATGAAATAACTTTTTCAGGGCAGGAAGGTTATATCAGTGTGGGTGACATGGTCTTGTTTAGTAGTACAAATACATTACCAACAGGAATAAAATATGGTAATCCCTACTATGTGTCTGTGATAACTAATACAACAGGGCCTGCAATACTTTGTACAGTAACAGAACCTGGAGCATCAGTACCAATTGTTCTGAATTTTACCGACAACGGTAGTGGCACTCACTCCGCATTTGAGATAACACTGCCAGAGGTTGCTACAGCCAACCCAGTTGGGGCTGTATTTAGGGGTAATGTCACATCTATATCTTCCAACTTCGTGCAGATAGCTACAGTTGACGGTGGTCAGTCTGCAATAGAGAACGGGGATAGAGTTTTCTTTAAGACTGCCAACACCAGCCACGCTACCCCCTCAGGTATAACAAAGAACACGGTTCTTTATGTAAGGGATAAGGCGAACTGGAACAGCGGAGTGCAGTTTAAGCTGGCAATCTCTGCAACAAGTTCAGCGATAAGTCTAGGTACAACAATAACTGGCACGCTTCAGTGTTATGAAGGTGCGCCAAACCAGAACTCTGCATCTCTAGGATCAGGAGTTACTGATAATAGTATCCGTGGCAATGATGCTGTTACAAATGCAACGACCGAATCTTCTTTTACTGCTCCGACACAGACATCACCTGCTACTACTGCTAGCCCAGTAACTACAAGCCTGCCTTCAACCAATAAAACTGAGATAAATAAAGATGTTAAATCTATCATTAAAGGTATAGATTTAAACCTATAAAGGAAATATGCCACTGAATAACTTATTTAAATTGTTTGACTTTGCTGGTGATCCTGGTGCGCCTGAGAAGTTCTTTGACTCTGAAGAGTTAAGGAAGCAGCAGAAATGGCGGGATAAGTATCTTGGGGATGTAAAGTCTGACAGGGATAGATACAGAGGACTGCGTGATTCCTATACAGGCAGAGAGACCACTGCTATGGGAGAAGCAGGAAGACTGTGGGGCTTAGGTGAAAGGGCTATTGACAGCTCGGGGAGATTCATTGCTAATGCTGGACGATCTTCACAGATTGCCAGAGATATGGCAACTGGTCGAGACTATCAGGATACAATAGACAACATAGGTCTTAAGTCCTTTGAGCTTGATCGATTACAAGGGGAATTGGGTGGCATCCGCAGAGCCATGGGCCAGCGGTTAAACGTGGGGGACAGCAAGTACAGTGCGGTGTTACGTGGTGCTATGACATCCTTTTATAATGCTGAGAAGAGTCAGTTGAACAACGAGCTAGTCAACAGCAACTTAACACCAGCAGCTCAGATGGCATTGAAGGAGAGATTAGCGAGAGGTGCAGCAGAGAGTGTAACTCAAGCAGAGATACAAGGCATGTTGTCAGAGGAAGATGCAGATATGAGGAGGTTTCTCAACGAAGCACAGCTAGTTGGGTCTGAGTTTGATATGACCAGAGCAGGGATTGATACATTGATAGCACAGCAGGATGTACGACGTGCTCAACAGTCTGACATATTAAGTTCGATGCAGGGTGATCTCAATGTAGCTGGCCAGCAGATGAATCAAGGAATCCAGTACTCAAACCTTGGGCAGAACCAATTCAATATGGGGCGATACCAAGGCGACACAGCAAGGTTCTACGAAGGAGCACAGCAACAGATGACCGGTGAATTGCTTGGTGATGCCCGAGATAGGATAACCCAGCAACAGCAGTTGAAGATGTCGGATGCTGCGAATGAGCAGGCGTATAAAGAATACCAAGCACAGGGTGCACAGCGTGGGTTCAATAATATAGTTAAAGCTGCAAGCACTGCTGCGAGAGCATACATGGCGTTTAAAACTGCAGGCTTAAGTGAAGGTGCGAACTTAGCGGTTAATGCTGCTACAAATATGGCTTCTAACCAAGCCAACTCTGGCCAAAACGTCCCTATGGAAGGTAGAAGTAATTGGAGCGGGGCCTCTAATGCTGGAAGCACACAGCTTAATTATAGCAACAACAACAACAATATGAGACCTTCTATGACTGGTAGAAATATGTGGTCAAGTTCTGGGCCTTTACCATCAAGCTCAATGAAGTATGGGTCTCCTTGGCGTTTGCAAGGAAGATCACGTAATATGATGCTTCCTTACGGAACTGGTTCCGGAACTATTTACTGAGTAAGACTATGGCACGTTACGGAGACTTATACACACCAGCCAGTAACTACGGCAAGGTTTACCGAGGTAGCCTAGCCAGCAGACAGAAGTCTATCGAGCAGGCTGGGGATAACATGGCCAACTTTGCTGGAGAGATATATAACTTAGTTCAGAAAGAGAGAGAGGCCAAAGCGGAAGCTCGGAAGACTAAGATGCTTGAGCAAGAGTATCTTTCTCAACAGAACTACAGATCATCTCGAATACAACAAGAGAAAGAGAACCAGGATTTTACTCGCTACCAGTCCCAGCTAAAGAACTTGGTAAGTATGCATGATACTTGGATCAAACAAGATGATGCAAATATGTACAAGAGATGGGGTGGTATTGCCAGAACACGCAGTGCTTATCAACAGCGGGTAAAGCAACTTGAAAAAGCAATAGAGAATGCACAAACTCCCGAAGCTAGAAGGGCTGTAGTCATGAGACACCCTGGGTGGTTTGAGCATACTAAGAACATGGATCAGAAAACCCTGAATGATTTTTTTGCTGATTATGATCACGATTTACACATGGCTAGCGCAATGCCTTTTTCTATTGTTACTGAAGAGGACTATGTCAACTCAATGGTCAGCGATGACTACAAAGACGACAAGGGCAACATCATAAGCAAAACCAATCCTTACCGAGATTCTTTGCGAGCAATGCTTCGTCATCCTAAGTGGGGGTTTGCTGATATGGTCGACAATGCGGACAAGATTAGGGATGAGATTGACCACAGTAATAAAACCACACCCAAGGTAAATCCAACAACAGAAAAGAAAGCAGAATCTTTTGGAGAACTCCTTGAATCCCCTGAAGATAGTGCTGCTAATCCGAACATAACTGAGAAAGACGCAGAAAGAGAAGAGTCAGGGAAAGACCCAGTTCTTAGCACTTTAGTAGATCCTGAGGGTGATCCCGAACCTATCGAATCTGCTGCCGCAGGTGCTATACAGGTTGCTGCTGACCTGAATGAAGGAGGGGATATTCGAAGAGAAGATGCCCGTTCTGCCAGGAAGTATTCAGGCATAGCATCTACTATAGATACCAGTCCGCCAGACCTTAGTGAGGAATCTCAGGGGGCTATCACAGGGCCGAAAGCCTTACTCAATGTCGCTGGTGAACAAAGGTTTTTAGGGTACGACGATGCTGTCACAAAATACTTGATAGCAAATACACAGTATTCTTTAGGGCTACCTCATGCTTTGGATAAAATGGGCAATAACATGTACTACAGTAAGCCCCAGATGGACAAAATGGCGACGGAAGCCATGGCGGGGTGGAACAACTTCAAGATGAAAGCAAAGGAGGTTTTTAAAGGCCCTTGGGATGTAACTAAAATTATCCCAGACTTTGACACAAAGAGTGCTCCTGATGCATTACAAAGCATCACGGTCATGGAGGGAATCTCTTATACAAATCCTTGGGTGAAGACTCTACCAGAAGAGAAGAAGCCTTTGGTGGGGATGATCGAAGAAGCAATGTATGCGGCACGCCCGCCATCCGATGCTGTTAAAAGTTTCTCTAAGGAAAATAGAAGGTGGAAGACTCCTCGCATCTCAGCCAAGGAACTCTCGAAGAAACTAATCAACGAAAGGAGAGTAAAGAACTTCAACGACTTTGACCTTATGCGTGAAGCCATGAAAGAGGGTAGGTGGGAAGATGCTTATAGTGAACTGGTTAAATCAAGCATAGGGCAGACCTTGTTAAGCACTGAGAGTGGGAGGAACAGGTTGAATGTTATTAGACAGATGGCGACAGGGAAAGCTGACCGGACTTACACTCGACCGATACAATATCTTCCTGAGTTAGAAGATGACAAGTCAGTGATCAAAGCAGAGCAAGAGGGAGGACTTTTTACAGACAAGGATGGAAATATAATTATGGAGCCATTGTCTGGTTTCTATCAAGGCCAGAAAGGTGAAATAAATAAGTCAGTTAAGCCTGTTGTTAATGTAAGAAGGAGAATACCTCCAGGTGATGCTGTTAATTTAGCTTGGAAGAATCTGACTCTTGCAGGTGACAACAATAGTAGCACCGTTTTAGCAGAGGATGTGTTCCCTGTTTTGGAAAAGAATAAAAGAGTATTGGACTACAGTACTATCCAAGAAGCTATCGAAAAAAATAAAATTCCTTAATCGAGACCATAGGAACTCATGCAAGAATTAGAGAGACAAACCTGGGCCGACCTTAATTTACTCAGGAACCCTGCCAGTAAGAGAGATACCTTCTTGCGACAGCGGAGGTATCTTGAACGAAAGCTAAATCGAGAACCAAATCTGGATGAGCGAAAGCGTCAACAGGTGCTCAAAATGTTTCACCTTGACGATGCTAGGCGTCCGCCTGATGTGAGTGAGGCTGATACATTTGTTGGTTTTGTTGACAGGGCTTTATCCACAGGAGTGGAGCAGGCAAAGACTATCTATCATGGTATGAGAGGGAGGTACGCCACAGCTACTGACGATGCTGATTTACTTGTGGAGTCAAGGCGTGGTGTGCAGAAAGCAAGCCAGGAGATTGGCAAGATAGCGCAGGTTCAGGAGCCTTATACTGACAATGCTATCGAGCAGTTTGGCTTTGATGCAGTTTCATCTCTTCCTGTAATGGGTAGTGCTCTTCTTCTGTCTGCAGGTGCTGCAAAAGGCTTAACGACAGTAGGTATTCCTACTTTATTTGCGGGAATTATTGGCTATGGCTTTACTGATGCCTTGCTTGAGGGTGGTGGTACGTTTGCTGATGTAATTACACACCCAGACATGATGGCTGAGTTGAAGAAGGTTCTTGGGCATGAACCAACTCAGAAAGATCTGAGAGATATCTCAGGCGGAGTAGGCAAGATACTTAGTGATCGTGCTTCTGACGCAGCAGACAGGACTGCAATAACAAACCTTTTCAATCCTCTCAACATTGTTGAATCACGGCTAGGTCTCCTTGGTGGTGGTGGGCTTTTAAAGAGGATGGCGAAGCGTGGTATTCTTGTAGAGGGGCCTGAAGAAACAGCTCAGTCGATTGTATCTCAGTCAGCAAGAGAGGCTGCGATCCGTGAGATTGATCCTGTGAATCAGCCTACCTCAGGGATAGAGGGTTTATATAAGGGGTTCAAGGAAGGGGACATTGACTTTGGTCAGGCACTATATGAAGGTGCGCTTGGTGCAGTGACAGGCCCTGTTGTTGCTGGGCCACAGATCTATCGTGGTATCCAACAAGAGAAGAGAGCCGAAGAAGCGAAGCAGGCACTTGAGGAAGCTCAACTAGCAGAGGAGCAGGATGCTGCTATCAAGCGTGAGATGAGTGACCTTACTCTTGACTATCTTGTAGACGGGGACTTCGAAAGTATCGACAGGATGTACACCTCTGAGTCTACTACTGACTCTCAGAAGGAGACAATCCTAGGAGTTATTAAGGAAGCGAAGCGTAGCGAGAATAACACAGTTGCTACTAACGCTAAGAAGTATAGGCCAGGGGAGAATATACCAGAGGATTCACGGACTGAATCCATGCGTCAGAAGAACAGGCCTATGCCTTCCAGCATCAAGAGCTGGGAGTTTGCCGAGACGTACTCGCTAGCCTTAGAGGCTGTCCAGTCTGAAGAGAACGGGATAGGCAAGGCTACCGACATGGAGAAGCATATGGTCAAGTATGCTACCATGGTAGACAACCCAACCCTAAAGGGATTCAAGAAGAGCTGGGCTTCGGTCAAGTCCATCATACAAGAGAAGGCGCCTACACCTAAGGAAGCTGCGCCACAACCTGCAAGCACTGTTGATCTCAAACCAAGCACAAGGCCTTCCTTACAGGCACAGATAGAAGCGTTAAAGCAAAGAGCGATAGCTGAGGGTGACACACAGACAGCGCAATTCCTGCAGGATTCTCAAGATGGAGAGTCTTTTATTAATGAAGAAGGGCTGAGCACTCCTGTCACTCAGCCACAAGCACAAGCCCAACCGCAAGTTCAACCACAACAACCCGTTAGTGCTCCTGCACAACCGACTACAACGGCATCACCAACTGGGAACTTAACCCAAAAAGATGCGAACAAGATCTTGAAGCAGGTTTTTAAATCTGTTTTAGGTGAAGATGCTTTCACTGATAAGCCTGAGAACAAGAGGGGGACTAAGCTTAAAAAGAAAACAGACGAGACGGGTAAAGAGATCACAACAGAGGAAGATCAGTTTCTAAGTAATAGAGTGAATCAAGCCTTAAACAAATACCCAAAATCTACTACCACTATCCCAGGTGTAGGGCAAGGTACGCGTAATAAGGGTGAACCTATTACCATTAAGACTTACAACCAAGCTCAGATAGAGTTCGCCGCAAAGAACGCTATCAGTTCTTTACTCGCAGATGGGCACATAACTCCAGAGCAATCGACCAACCTGCTCAACGCTATTGTTCCTGGGTTCCTTGGTCAACAGCAGACACAGCCAGCTAAGTCGGTAGAGGAAGCATCACTTGACGTGCCTGAGGCACAGCAACAGATTAATGAAGAGGGGCGCCCGTCAGAAGAGATCACGGTGAGCCGTGAGGGTGCCATCCAGTTGTTTGAGCAAATGGGTTACGACAGTGATTCAGCGGAAGCTATGGTGAACCGATTCCCTGAAGGTCAGGACGAGTTCACCCTTGCTGAGTTGAAAGAATTTATCAGTACCCAAGGCGCATCGGCTGAGGCAGAGGGCGGGCCGATGAGTAAAGAGAATGCACTCCGAACACTTCGGTCATTCTTTAAAGGTAGTGATGGGGCCAAAGGGCAACAGCTTCGTGATCGTATCAGAGCGATGGTCGTTGAGCACATCAAGCAAGACTCCGAGTCTGTCAAACCAACCTTTGAGAAGAGTGCTGTTAAGAATAATCAGATCATTGATGCTCAGTATTCTATAGCAACAAATAAGATCATACCTGAATACCTTGAGGCTGTTGAATCAATGGAAGGGTTTGAGCAGGGTGCCTACCCGACTGATCTGTTTGAAGCTAACAAGATCATCAACGTCTTGAATCCTATCTATGACACGAACAGTGGAGGATCTCGAGGTGCAGCGCCTGCTGGATTGACTGACGCAGACTGGAAAGCAAAGAAAGATTCCAGAATGAAAGCCATGATTGGCAGGCTTAAGGATAAGAAGTTCAAGGGAGGTGATCATATCTCAAGGGAGAGAGTACAGGATCTCAAGATTGAGGTGGCCATGGATGATAAGAGCATGGCATTTGTGACGACTGATGGGAGAACCATACTTAAAGGTTCCAATATCCCAGAAGGGTCAATGATCCAAAGGTTATTTAACACTAAGACCGGGCCTCAACAAAGGCTATACGCATGGACAGGCCTGAATCCTAACGTCAAAGATAGAAAGCCAGGGTACTGGGTTCTCGTCCAACCAGGGCTATACGGTGGATATACACCAGTGCCTGACTATCGAGCTTGGAGTGAGGGGGAGACCTTCTACAACAAAGATAAAGGCATGTGGAGTATGAATCCTGATAATGCTGCAGAAGTAAGAACCTTAGATGAATCAATAGGAAAAGAGCTGACTGCTGCGTGGTTCATGCTGAAGGATGGACGTAACGAAGTGGGTGGTAGTAATGGTAAGTTCAGCTTAGCTGGATCAGGACGGATAGAGCCTCCAGAGTTCAGAGGTAAGACAGACAATCTTACACCTGAGCAACGTGCTCAGAGGAAGAGAGCGGTAGAACATAACAAAACTTTTGATCGTGGTCAGCAGGCGATCCAAGCCTTTGATTCAGATCCTAAGGACATGAATGCTCTCACGAGTACGGAAGTAAACAACATCGGCCTTGATGAGCAGATGAATATGATCTTCCGCACCAACGAGATGCAGACAGTGGGTAAGGATGAGGATGGGAAGAAGGTTGTTGAGGGGATGCACGGCAAGTGGACACAGAATGATGATGGTGATGTGTTCTTCCGTGTGACTGTAGAACCTGACGTAGCAAACCTGCCTGTCGTCATGGAAAATGAAATGGGTAGTCGGCTTAAGAAGACCATAGCTGAAGAAGTCACAACCAAAGACAAGAAGACAGGCAAAGAAACAACTCGTGTTGCTTCACCTAGTACAGAGATATCTGTAGCAGATGCAAAGAAGATGTACCCGAAGCAGGCTGAGAGAGATCCAGAAGCATTTAAGGTCGGTGCTCAAATAGACATCCTTCTTACAGACACTAAGGGCGAGAAGATTACGAAGAGTGATAAGATCATGACTGACCTTGGCTTCAAGCAAGGCAAGATCACCACTGATCCTAATACTTTCAATACGATAACTGACTGGTACGCACCAACGCAGAGGGTAAAACTTCCTAAGTTTAAGAGCCAACCTCCGCAGGCAGTAGAAAGAACTGACAGTCGCATGATGCCGGGTGGTGGTCGATGGACTAAGCGTGGCGTATGGAGACAGTTTGGAGCAGACCCAACCAAAGCAGATAGATTGGTAAGGCCTGACGAAGCAGAGGGGGTAACAGGTACGTTCAGTAAGGAGTCTAAGTATGATGGGGAAAATATTCCTGATGAATACAAGAGTCTTATTGTAAACAAGCCGGTATCTGCGGACGAACAGAAGAAGACAAGGGAGGAGCAGGCTGTTGAGGAGATGCCTGAGTGGCTCACCGAGATGATCAAGAAGAATCCTGTTGGCGCTCTCTATTCCAAAGATGAGATGAGGGAGAAGATCACGTTTGATCATGAGGATAATCCTTTAGCCCTACCCAAAGAGCTGATGCCCAAGAAGGGGGACAGCAAGCGGGTTGCCGCAGCCAAGGAGAAAGTGATTGATTCTTTATGGGAGGCTTCAGTAGGAGAGTTCTATACGAAGTGGGGTGAAGATCCTAAGCGATACTCTGCGTTACCCAAGCTATGGATGGCACTGGAGACATTAAAGAATCCTAAGATTGCCAGTGCTGCGATGAGGAAGTTCATTAACTTCAAGAGTGCAGCTCGAAATAAAGGCATGACTCCAGAGCAGATGGAGAATGAGTTAATCGAAATAGAAAATCTCAGGGCCAACCTGGGTGCTGTTCGTTTATCTTACGACGAAGCGGTTACCGACTTCATGAATGCTGAAGAAGACTGGAAGGCCATTGAGGTTACTGCCCAAACTAAGTTGGATCAACTGATGCAGGAGTCTCAGAAGATTAGAGAGGACTTTGCTAAAGGCAAGATCGATCAGGATGCAGCACAGGATAGAATCCAGAAGAACGCTACTGATTTCTTGACAGCATGGAACTCAGTCAGTGGGAATCTTGAGCAGACTGGTAGGGATAAGTTTACGGCGGCACGCAAGGCTAAGATGGAAGGGTTAGGTAATGAGATCACAAGACTCACTACCTATTACGATGAGCTATCCATCATGTACGAAAAGGCGATGGAGGATGCTACTCGTGGGGCAATGAAGTGGAATGATAAGTCTGAATCACTTGCCACTAAAGAGGCCATGGCTATAGCCAGATGGGGTGAGCTGAAACATGCGGATGCAACAGATAAGAAGTATTACTTTGGTGCTACCTATAATGATCTTCTTAATAAGATTACCTCTGACATAAACCAGAAGTTAAGGGATCAGTTTAAGCTGGATAAGAAGACTGCCTCAGGTGCGACACCTAAGCCTGCAGAGATAGACAACATGGTGTTTGATTACATCCAGGAAAGAGGAGACCTTCTTCTTGGTATGAACTACAAGCATGATGCACGCCCTCTTTATATCAAGAATGTTTTCGGTAGTGACCAGAAGACGCTTCAAGCATGGCCTGCGTTGTTGTCACAGCAGTGGATAGATAGTAACTACCAGACTCAGGCCAAGGCAGGTCAGCGGAAAGGGAAGGCACAAGACCTAGACAAGCCTTTAGAGACAGCAGATGTGCTTGGCCCAGCCTACAAGAAGCCTATAGAGGAAGTGGGTAAAGAAGAATTTCTTGCTGCAAATCTCGATGTCACAAAACTTCGTGGTGCGTACCAAGGCAGGGGCAATAAGAAGTTGACTGAGACACAGTTCAATAAGTTCGTGAAGCAAATGAGCGACACCAAAAGCGAAAACCCGTTAGTCGATATTTGGTATGAGGGCTTTAATATTGACGCAATTTCTGATGTCGAAGGGACAAGGCTTCAGTGGCACAACCCTGACATCAAGAAGGCTGATCGAAGTAAGACTGCACAAAAGCAAAATATTTTTACAAATGATCAGATCGATAATCTTATAGACAATCACGTTCTTCTTTTATTAAGGGACATGCTTGTTGCAAAGCAGAGTAAAGATAACCCAAATGGTATTGGTATGACTCCATCCAAGGCAGCGATGGTTGCTTCCGAGATGTACAATCAGCTAAGAGATCTGGGTTACAGGCATCTCTATGGGTTAGCGAGCTATGGTATTCCCAAGAATGCCGCAGGAAGAAGCCTTACCAATGCTGCACAGAAGCGGGGCCTCATTGATATGGCAGGG